GCCAACGGCTTGGCTTTCGAAGTGGTCCAACGTTTTTTGGCCGTTGGACCAATTTACCCCCAGATGCCCGATTTACCAACCTTCGCCAGCGCGGTCTTCGCGAGGTTCCAGCGCTCTACGCGGCGGGTATAAACCTCGCTCGTCTTCGCTTCCGAGTGGCCGAGGATTGCCATGATGTCATACTGCGAGCAACCCATCTCGGCCAGCACCTCCGCCAGGCCCTTTCGGACGCCGTGCGCCGAGAGATGCCCTAGGCCCGCGTCGTGGCACCAGCGCTTGAACATGGCCGACATAGCGTCACCGCTGGCGTAGGGATCTCCGCCACGCTTCGACACATAGGTGGTCGGCAAGACCTTCGGCGCGCGCACCGCGGCCTTCAGCGGGTCGAGGAACGGGATGCAGACCTCGGACGAACCCTTCTTCAGCGGAACCCACCGAAGGGCCTCTATCCCGTCTATGAGACATTCATGGTCTCGGCCAAGGATTGTCAGGTCCTCGATCCGGCACCCGGTCCACAACAGCACGGACATGGCGACATGTGGCGTCGTGCCAGCTTTGTGTTTGGCGAAGAAAGCGGTGACGTCAGCGGCCTTCCAAGGCTTCGCGCCGTCACCTTTTCTGTAGACCGATTTTATCCCGCCCGCGGTGTTTTCCTTTAGGTACTTCCGATCGATTGCCCAGTCGAAGAGAACGGCCACGGCTTCGATGAAGGCGTCGGCCTGTGCCGGAGACGAGCCCATGGCATCCTGCATCTCGATCAGCTTTTCACGCGGGATCGCCATCTTTTTATTCGGGTTTTCAAGCAGTTTGGCGAGCAAGTTGCGCTTCTTCTTTAGCGTCTTGGCGCTCGACGTGCCGGCTTTTACCCGCTCTTCCAAATACTCCTGGTACTTGTGCACGAGCCAGCCGATCGTCTCCGGCATTGCCTGTTCAGATGGCCTCTTTGCCTTGTCCGGCTTCGCGCCTCGGCGCGCCATCTCATACTGACGGCTGAAATCATCGTCGCCAGGCGCTGCGTAAATTTGGACGCGCTTGCTGTGTTGTCCCTTGGGCCGAACGCGATAGATAACCGCGCCCGACGGCAGCACCTGCCGGATCAGGCCCGGATAGTCGATCTTCATTGAATCCCTCACCAGTCTTCGGGACCTCCATGGTCCGGTGAGGGCGCCGCTTCATCAACGTGGCCGCAATGGATTTCGATTTGTCCACCGGTTACGCACAGCTTTTCCACAGGCAGACCTGTTTCCTGAATGACCTTCAGGGCGATGCGCTACGCGTGCTCGCTGGCACGCACCCGACGAGGCGGCTGGGCAAGTGCGGGCGCCGTCATTCTTCGCTCTCCTTTTGCAGAGAAATGTGCCTGCGCTTCGTTACGTTCGACGTTCCCAACCCGGAGCCGCCAGCGGGTAGCGCTGGCTCAATAGATTCGACATCCGACAAGAATGGGATATCCTCAACTGATCGATGGCCTGTTGCACGGGTGTCATCGGACTGAGGTAATGCACTTTCGCCTCGATCAGCAAAGGCGGCATTGTCATGGCCAGTAATTCTTCCAGCCATCAGATCGTTCGAGCCGTCGCGTATGGATTCGCTATTGTCGTGGTGTGCACAGCACTCTTTTCGCTCACATGGATCGTAGCCTAGTAGCGTGAGATAGAGGCCGAAACCTCTTGTCAGCCGCCGCGCACTGCCGCCGCGGAACGCAGAAAAGGCGCGTTTCGGGTGCAACAAGGCGTGTGTCGTCCATCTTCCCTGGCGCTGACGACTAAGAGGCTGGCGAGCTCTTGCCCTATCTGGAGCATGAGCATGGCACGGTACTTTTTCCACATTTACAACGGCGCTCAGAGGCGTGACGACATAGGAACCGACTGCGCGGACGCCCGCGCGGTCCGCACCGAGGCGGTTGAGAGTATGAAAGAGATCATCGCGGACCGCCTCTTCGATGAGGGAGACACCTCGTCCATGACAGTCAACGTAGTGGACGCGGAAGGCCGCACGGTCTTGATAGCTAGCATGGCCGCATCCGTCGAGGTGGTCCAAGGTTCGTCTCTCGCGGCTTAGCTCTAGGCGATCCCGACAGGGCGCGGTGTACCGAGCATTAGTTATCGCAACCGTGTCTTGCAGAAGGGTGGACAACCTGCGAACTGTGCCAGATGATGCGGCATGTCCTCGCAAGAACTTTTTCCCTGCCCGTGCTGCAGTGCCCTGACAATTGGTGAACCGGCATCTTTCGAGATCTGCCAGCGATGCGGGTGGGAGGACGACGGTCAGAGCGACGCTGACGCTGACCTCGTGCGAGGCGGGCCGAACGGCGCTTTGTCTCTTGCTGATGCCCGCCTGAATTTCCGACAGACCGGTCATTGCGGCCACGGAAATATCATCGGCCGCGGCGGCAGCAGGCTGCCTTAGATAGGCGTGCAGTCGAAGCGCATCTTCAGCGACTTGCGCGATGCGGCGCCCCGTCTTTCCGGTATTGATTGTGACCTCCTTTTTGTGGATCGCAAACGGCGCTCCCTTGGGGTCTGGTGTGGTAGTCATGCTTCACCGCCGAAAGCTGCGGCGAATCGTTCCACGCGCGAGAACAAGCCATTTTTTCTTCGTCTGCTTGATCGTCGTTTCCCACGGCGTCAGGTTCTTGCCCGCCTGCATTGTCTCGCGGAGATAGCGGGCGGCACGATCTATCTGCTCATCGGTGATCTCTTCGAACTTGGTCATGCGTCACCTTTGTCTGGGGAGGGCAGGAGGCCTTGCGACATGATCCTGTCGTGGATGGTCTCGCCGTTCGGGAGGAGGATTTGACCGAGGAACGCGCCCTCGAAACTCAGGATGCCGGTCTCGATCGCGGTGAGCTGCCCCTTGATCCAGTCGCGCAAGATCGACCACACCGCGATCTGCCCCTTCTCAAGAGCGCGTCTCTCATGATCGACCTGCGACATCCGCATACGGCGGGAGTAGGGATTCTGGCGCAGCCAGGCGGCGGCATATCCCTTCGCGCTGGCGTTTACCTGGACCATCCGTCCGCGGTATTCGAATTGAATGCTGACCGTGCCGGCGGCGAAATCCTCCATCGGGGCGAACTTCGAGCAGCCGAACACCTGGATGGTCTTGCGGATGTCATCCATGGCGGAACGGCCCGACGTGCTGCTGGCATATGGAAGGCTCATGGCTGGTCCTCGCGATAGAACGTGCACAGCCGGTAGACGACGGACTTCTTCGGCTTTTCGGATTTAGGGAACGGGGCGCCGCGAAGTGGCTTGGCCGGCTTCGTCTTTACGCCCTTGGCGCGGTCTTCCATGCGAACGGTCTTCGCCGCCATGGGGATATCGTGCTTGGCTGTCTTCCAGCAATGGCACTTGATGCAGACCGCCGCGCAGTTCGACAGGCCGTTGTCCTTGGAATTAGCGTCGAGCACTATGTGGTCGAACTCCACTCCATAGCCGAGATCCGCGCCGCAGCGTCTTCCGGCCTCAAGGCCGTACATCGCACCGACCGCCTCGCACGTCATGCCGGAGCGCGCCAAAGCCTCTCGTTGCGTCTTCTTGGAAAACTCGCGACGGTTGGCCATCAATGCCTCCCTTCGGCGACGAGGCTTTTCAGCTTGCCCGCGTAGTAGAGGACGGCGTCGATCGGCCGGCCGGTCGGCACCGATGCTCGGCTCGCTGCGGCCGGCTTCTTGAGTACCGCGATCTCGGCGCGCAGCTGGGCGTGCTTCTCTAGGTAGACCGCGGGCTTCTCAGGCTTGCGGCGATCGTGGGCTTTCACGCGGGTGGTGCTGGTCATGCGCCATACCTCTTCTCGACGGCGGCAGCGTCCTCTCCCGTCAAGGCTGCCAGCGCATCTGTCAGAAGACGGAACGATTCCGTTCCAAAGCCGATCCGGTAATAGAGCTTCTCGTCGCGCATCGAGCGGTTGAGTAGGTACGCGATGGCGGTATGGGCTTTTTGCAGCTTCTCAGCGTCTGTCATGCCACTCTCCTATCGTTCGCAGCCTCGTGGAAGCCGCCGCGGATGGTCTCGGTGAGGTGGACGCCGTTGGTGTCGCAGAAGGCGATGGCGTAGGTGATGAGGCTGGCAGCGCGCTTCACCGACATACGGGCGGTGCTCTCGCGGACGTTGACGAACTCGCCTTCCAAGCCAGGAACGAACTCGACTTCGCCGTCCGTGGCCTTGGTGTGGCCGGAGACGAGAAGGACCTTCCATTCCTCGGCGCATCGGCGCTTGCCGGCCCAGGTCATCTGAGAGTTGGCAATGTCGGTGCAGATCGCGTGAAACTTGGCATTCTGATCAAGGCTGCGCGTCGCCGGGCCGACGGTCACAGCGCTGCCATCGGCCGCGCGGATGACGGCGTCCACTGCGTTCCGGCGAACGTCGGGGTTGATGAGGATGTAGCGCTGCTTCTCCATGATCAGCCCGCCGCCATAGAGTGCTGCAGGATTTCCCGGTCGGTGACAGTCGGCTCGGGCGCGCCATAGCGGCGAACCTTCTCCACGATCTCGGCCAGTTCTTCATTGAACTGCTTCACCGCCGATGCGAGGGAAACGATGTACGGCCCGTCGCGGTACGCGCGCTTCACGAAAAGCGGCATCTTCGGCCAGTAGACGACGATGTCGATCCACTCACGCTCGGCCACCCATAGCGCGCCCTGGCATTGAGCCTTGTGCTCCGGCGGGAAGTCATCGCGCATCAGGCACTCGATGACGAGGTGAGGCAGCTTGGACTTGGCCTCGAACATTCCGTTGCCGCCGACCAGACCGTCCGGGCTGACGCCCTTGTCGCCGTTCCGAATGAAGCCGACGCGTTGGATTTCTGCATCCGCGATGAACGAATACATCTTACGAGCCTCGTCTTCCATGACGTGGCCGCGATCCATGTGAGCGTTGGAATAGCCTTCCGTGGGCTCACCGGTGATAACCTCACCGGCCAGCTTGTAGAGGTAGGTCTTGCGGGTCTTGCTCTCGCCGCCGCCACGACCGTTTGCCAAGACGGTGTGGAACTCGGAAGCCGTCGGGATGCCGGCGCGGGCCTGAAACCACTCCGGCGAGTTCTGTTCGCAGTCGAAAATCTGGATCATGCTCGGGCACTCCGCTGGCGATGAAGCTGGAAGCCCTTGAGCCACTGGACGGCCTCGTCGTACCGATCGGCAGGAATGCGGTCCAAGGCTTCGAATTTCCAGGCGGCAAGGAATTTCACCTCTTCCACGCCCACCGCTTCAATCAGGTCGCGAAGATCCATGACCTGCTCGTCGCTCAACATTTCCGCCACCTTCGCGGCGTTCCCGTCCTTGTCGTCGATGAAGGCGAGATCGAGCGCGCTGGCTTTCAGGTAGCGGCGAGCGTAGGTCTGAGTGCTGCCCTTCGCCTGGATAGCGGTCTTGTTGACCTTGCCGCCGGATCCGGCCGCGTCGAGTGGGAAGTCATCTTCGTAGATCTTCTCGTGTCCGCCAGAATGACCAAGGGTCAACCGCATGCGAATGTGGCCGGTTAGGTCGCAGGGAACCGGGCAAGAGGTGGTGGAGAAGCCGTGTTTCGTCAGGATCGGCGTGACGGTGCGCTCGATGTCGGCAAGATCGGCGTACTTGGATTTCGTGTGATCGTTGTCATTGGTGCGGAAGATCGGGCCGATTTCCTTCTGCACCAACGAGAAGGCAGCGAGCCATTCCCGGCGCGCGGCGTCGTCGCGGTCTTCACGCTCGATCCGGCGAAGACGTTCCTGCTCGTCGGCGCGAACCTTGACCAGCGCCGCGAACTTCTCCGCGTCCAGATTCTGGTTACTCGCGAGGCGTTCGATCACGCCGAGGAGGCCATCGGCATGGCCGCTTTCCTCGTAAGAGGCAACCTGAGCGTTGTGCTCAACGGTGGCAATCTGGTTCATGGTCACATCTCCACGGTGCAATGCGGGATTTTGCCACTGATCAGGGCTTCCGCGATGGCTTCAGGGGTGGCGCGCCCGGACATGGTGCGGAGCGCGTCGGCAATATCCTTGGCGATGTTTGCCCGGTGGGCGGCATCGGCTTCGCGCTTAGCGCGAGCTTCGTCTTCGGCCTTGCGCTCGTTGGCGATACGATCACGTTCCGCCTGCGCGGCTTCCTCGACCTCACGCTTGTGGCGTGCCTCATCTTCGGACTGCTTGATCGCTGCAGCTTGTTTTGCGGCGGCCTCGGCCTCTGCTGCGGCGGCCTTAAGGGCTTCTTCAGCCTTTGCCGCGTCAACGGCAGCCTGCCGCTCCATAGCCAACGACACCGTGGCAAGAGCCCCTTTGCGAACGGCATGAAGATCCTCGGCATGGGCTCCGAGCTCGTCGATCAGTTTGGGCAGCTTCCGCTCAAGCTCATAGATCAGGATGCCGTAAGGCTGCGGCTCCCCGCCGATTAAGCCCTTCTCAACTTCCTCGATGTACTGGCGAGCCTTCACCGCGCGTTCCCGCAGCTTTTCCGCTGCCTCTTCGGCTTCACGCCGCTGGCGGTCCTCCTCTTCCTTTTTCGCCTTCAGCGCGCGCAGCTCTTCCAATTCGCGTGCATCGGCTTCGCGCTTTTCAGCGGCGGCAAGGTACTGGCGGAGCGAGTTGACGGCGCGGTCCTTGGCGATCGCTGCCTCATCGCAATACTCCTGCCAGTCGTCACCGATTTCGGTAGCTTCGATTTCGGCGAGGACTGCGGCGATTTGTTCAGGTGGGCAGTTGGCGTCGGCGCGGGCGGCGTCGAGAGCGGCGAACCGATCTTTGAGGGCTTGGACGCGAGCTTCTTCCGCACCTTCCCAGTCGTCGACCGGCTTGCGGACGCTCGCTTGCAGCTCTTCCAGGCGAGCCTTGATCTTGTTCCGAGTCTCATTCACCTTCTTGGTGTTGTCGCGCCATTCCTCGGTCAGGTCTTTGCCCTGCTGGTCGAGCGTCGTCTTTGTGCGAGCGATCTTGAAGGCGAGCGATTTGATTTCGTCCCGGCCCTTCTTCGTCGAGGTGTCCGGCACATGTGCCTTCACCTTCCCAAGGATCGCGTCATAGAGCTTGTCGAACTCGGCCTCGTCGGTGAACGTCGCAACGTTCGGAACCGCCGGCAGGGAAATGATAAGATCGGTGGATGCAGATTCGGACACGGACGTTCCCCTTAGACGTTGATCGGTCCGGCGTGCGTGCCGAGGCCGAAGATGATTGCGAAGACGAAGAAGGCGAGGAGGACGAGGCAGAGCGCGTCATGCGTCGCAGCCTTCTTGTTCGCCTCGTTGAGGATGGTGATTGCGGCAGGAGCGACGCGGCAGGAAACGCCAGACGCCTTGCACGCGCACTGGCCGTATGTGTTCCGGTGACAGCGGCTCATTCCGCGGCCTCCAAGCTGGCCGGAGACGAGATCGGCTCGAGGCGATACCCGAACGCCTCGGCCATGCGCTTGAAGCGATCGAGCGCGCGGAACTCGTGCCGTGCAGCTTCGCGCGGGTCCGTGACGTAGTAGGAGGCGGTCATGGCCTCGATGACGTCGTGGCCGGCCGTCGTGACGGCGGCGAACTTGATTGCGTCTGCCATGGTCATCACTCCGCGGCTTCGAGGAAGCGGACCGACTCGACGACCGGCGCGGCGAGGAGGCAGTCAGCAACGCCCTTCCAGCGCAGCGCCTGCATCTGCTCGGCGGTGAAGCCAACCATCTGGTCGCGATACGGGACCGGCTGCATCTTGTTGTTGAAGAGCGGGCCGTGACCGCCGACTTCCCGTGCCCGCTCGCTCATCTCATGGATGGTGCGGACGTATTCGACGTAGCGGGCCGAAGCCTTCGGAGCTTCCTTGCCGATCTGGTGGAGGTGGCGAACCTTCATGATCACATCGTTGAGCGCGTTCACGTTCAGGCGGATCGCGTCTGCAAGTCTGTTGGCTTCGTGCTGCATTTCGCTTGCTCCTCGTCGTCCCCGGTGTGTCGGGAGGTGATGAGGCGAACGTACGTTATGTACGATAGAAGGTCAAGCGGAAATCGTACTAAATGTACGACAGCATCGAAATTGACAAAACACAAAATCGACTCGACTCTCACCCGCCGTTCTGCTTTCCTAAGAACGAAAGGAGAACATATGGGCTGTCCGTACTTGTAATCGTCAGCGCCGTTCACGCTTCATATCAGGTGCGAGAACTGGATGAGGGAAAGCACGCAAGCGGTCGAGTTGCCCGTTGGGGACGACGTGCCGCGCGACCCTGAGGAGCTGAGCGAAAGCGCCTTCCTCGGGAACCTGAAGTTCGATTGCCGCCCGTGCGGAGGCGTCATAGGCCGGTTGATCGGCATCGTAGGAGGGTATGAGTATGGGTATTGAGCGCGAAGTTCTGGAATTTATCATCGTGCCGCCGTACGCGCGCCGGACGGAAATATTCGCTTCCAGGGAGAGGATGGAGGCGTATCTGGGCGATCGCTTCCCAGGCTACAGCTTCAAAATTGCGCGGCTGGGGCCAGTTGGAGACGACGACGATTTTTGCATTTTGCCGATCATGAATTTCCTCGGCGATGACGGCCGCTCGTATATGTGCAATCCGCCGAAGCCGTGGCTCCTGTCTGAGATAGCGGCCTCGTGCCGCGGCTTTGATGGGAGTGGCCGTCGGTCATTCGCCGCGTAGTGGGGCCACGCTCAGTGCGTCGTGCCTGCATGTCTGGCGATGTACTCCGCGTTCAATAGGTCGACGAGGTTATCGGCGGCTTCAATGCTCAAGCCATCCTGTGGTATGCCGTCGACTTCAGCCGTCAAGCCTGTGAAGATGTCGTAGATCGCTCGCTTGCCAGTACCGTCCTCACGTATGCCGTAGCGGTTCTCAGCCCGTGGGCGCTTGGGCGTGGGCATTCAAAACCCGGGCATTTCGTTCATGACCCGGCGCACCAGCGCGATCACCTGCACCGTCACGCCGTCGTCGGCGTCCTGGTCCTGCCGAATGACGATGGGCTTGTGCTTCGGGTTCGTCGATCGCGGGTGAAACTCTGTTCGGTCAGGATAGAGCTCAAGCTGTTTCACCGACCATTCGCGGAAGTGACCGGCGTCCCGCTCGCGCTGCACCACAACTACCATTCCGGACTTTAGCTCGACGAGGTGCCCGACGTCTTCGTATGAGATCGCCACCAGCCGATCGCCAGGCAGGATCGGCCTCGGCTTCAGATCGTTCATGCTGTCGCCGCTGCAATCGAACAGAAGCTGCCTGGCGTTCGGAAATTTTTCGTCGCGGGGCAGGGCGACCTCGATCCTCTCGGACTGATCGAACTCGTCCACTTCTCGGAAGGTGCCGGCTTCGACCGTTCCGGCGACAACTCCCGCCGTCATGCCGTTGCGGGCAAGAGAGACCTCGCTCGCCGCTGCAGGCGCTGCGCCGTCCTCGCCGTCATTGAACAGGATCCAGCCTGCGCTCACGCCAAAAAGCTCGCCGTATTTCTCGGCGGCCTTCTTCGAGATTGGCCGATTGCCATTCTCATGGC